AATATTTCTTTGCGCTGACCTACATCATCTATGGCACGGAAAGTTTCTTGGATTAACTGTGACTCTCTTCTTGGCATAACCAAGCGAGCAAGTCTGTAAATCTGTGTTGGTGCTTCCTCTGAAGTTACATCTAACATATCATCACGGAATAGAGGAGCTACTGCAAACTTACGCTTTGCGGTATCAATGCGGCGCATAATGCCTGCCATAGAANGTCTGGCTATTTTTCTAGGATTAGTTCCAGGTTTTACTTCTGCGACTATAGCCTTAACGCCATCAATTAAAGTCTCTGAAATTCCATCAGTAGTAAGAGGCGCTCCAAAGAATGTGTCTTGGACATAAGATGCGCCCCTTTTATCAATATCAAAAAGTTTACTAGAAGATGTGGCTACAGCAATTCTTGCTTTACGTGTTGGGCTAAGCGTAGGTAGGATAACGCGCTTACGAGCAATACCACCTTTAAGTACATTCAAAGCATCTTGAGTATTTTGGAAGTATGCTTGAGCAGTTAAAGCATCAGTTACTGGAATATCTGCTTTTAGGAAATCATCAACTACAGCAGGACCAAACTCTGGTGCCATAACTTTTAATCTATTAGTTGCATCAACCAATTCGTTTGCATTTTTAGACTTACGAGCCTCACTAAGGCGATTCAACTGAACGCCGTAGGTATCCCAAAACTCTTTGCCAGTAGATGATGCAAAGTAATCTTGTAGTTTAGTTCCACCTTTAGCGTAGTTACCTACAAGCACATCTAACGAATAGTTTCTTACTCTGTTTAGTTGACCTATTTTACCGCCAACAATTAACGGATCTGCAAAAATACGATAAGCAGCATCTACTGCTCCTGAAATTGCTTTATAGAAAAAACCTGAGCCTTCAAGTTGGCGAGGTAATACTAAGTTTGCTATTTGCCTACCAGGAGAGTACTTAGAAGCCTGAACTGCGTCTAGTGTATCTTGAAATAAATCTTGTTCTGCTTGAGTTCCAGCTTTCTTGTATGCAAGTTGTACATACTTGGCTTCTTCTGGAGTAGCAGAAGCTATAATCTTTTCTGGTTCTTCACCTGCAGCAATACGCATTGCAATAGTAACTGCAGTATTACCAAACCTAGCGCGAGCATCTCCAATGCGACCAGGGTTAAATACCTTGTCACCTTTATCATTTGCTTCATCCCACGCATCAGCAAGGTTTATACCTTGAGTTGCACCAATAGCAGCAGTTCTATAAAGACGAGTTGAAAAATCTGATACGTTCTGTAAGCCAGCCATTAACTTACCGCCAGCATTCCATACAGCTCCACCTGTATAGTGCCAAGCAGTACCTAGCACGCCTTTGTCTGGCTTAGTTACAGGATCTTCTGTGCCAAATGTTTGCACTAAAGATTGCTGTTGTGAAATTGGTTTTGAGTTGTAAACTTTATTGGCTACACCTGCTGGAAGATTATTAAGTTGCTTGTTTACAGCTACTGCTTTAATAAGAGCATTAACTTCACGCTTCTCTGCTTCAGTTAGTCCAGCAGCCATTGACGCGGCTTTGAGGCTATCTGACATTAGTTACCTCGCGCTAGTGCCTCTTGATACAAAATAGCAATTTCGCCAGTATCATCAAAAGGTAGTAGTTTGGCTAAAGTATCTGATGTCTTAACTCTAATTTGTGTTGCTCCCATAATTTCAGGACCAGGACCAGGACCCATTGCAATGCCTGCAGTAATCGGTTCATCGGCACGCTCTGATGGAGCATACAATGGAGTAATCTGACTTGGAGCCATACCCATCTCTGAACGAGATGTTGCACGTACATCTGGAGTCTTAGCTAGTGGAGCTCCTGCTTTATTAGCAGTGTTCTCAACACCTGAGCCATACTCTGTAGACTGGAATGACATACCATCTGTCCTCTTGGAGAATTTGCCTGGGCCTGCTGCTCCTGCGAGTGGGCCTCTAGCCATTTGGATCCTCCATCTTTTCTAAATCTGATGTAAATTGTTCCCACACTTTGGAAACCTTCGTTGTTCTATTTGCGTTGTATACCACTAAATCTAAAATCTCTGAGGCGAACATCTCTATGGCTCGCACTATGTTAACGAATAGACCTGCGAATATGACTAAAGTATCTGCAAGATGGACAGAGCGTGGTATAAAATCTTTATCTTTATCCACGCTCTATCCTCTCAACTAATAACATTAAGCCTTCTTGCCTTTACGACCTGCTGGGATATAGCCAAATCTAACTTCTCCGCCTTTTGGCTTAGGAGCGCTAGTTGAGCCTTCTGTTGGCTTTGCCATTGAAGCCTTTGCACGACCACCTTTTTTCATATTCATATTACACCTCCCTAGCCTGCAATAGATGCGAGTAATGTAGCGATATCTGGACGAGAGCCAGCAGCAGGGGCCGCACCCATTTGTTCTGGATTTGGCTGCGAGGCAGGAACGGGGGCCATACCTGCTGCTGGAACTTGTTCGCCCATCATTTCTGCTGGGACTTCTGGAGCTGGTTCTGGAGCAAAGACTTCTTCAATTATCGTCTCAAGTTGTTTACCTTTTTGGCGACCCTTAATAACTTCTGCGATTCTAGAAACAATCTGAGAAGGATCTTGACCTTGGGCTGCAAGTGCTGGAATGGTCTGAGCATACTGAGCAACAGCAATACGTAAAGAATCACGCATCTCTTCAATATCCACACGCTGCTCTTCTTGAGTAACATTTAGCTCCATAGGAATTTCTCTGCGTACATAGTCACGCGATACGAGTTTGTCGCTTCGCATCTGTAGTAAGGCAATAATTGCATTGTTAGGATTCATACCAGACATAATGCCGTAACGGACATCTACTCCGTACTCACCAGCAATCTGTCTGCTTGGTACATACTTCATATTAAACGGCGTGCCATCATCAACGCCTCTGATTTCCTTGGTCATAGAACCAAAGATTTTCTCGTCAACCTCAAGGCATAGTGATACCAGTTCGGTAAATAGTCTTGCGAACTGTGCCTGTGCTGCACGTACTTGTGTATCAAAGCCAGCTTGTAGGGCTTGTACGCCGCGACCTGTGATGATAGATGCGTCAACGTTACCGCTACGAACTTCTGGATAGCGTGAACCTAAGCGTAGTTCTCGCTCTAGTACGCTGGACTCAGTAAAGACTCCAGGTGGAAGTTCTAGTGGCACACGGCGGATACCTTGCGGATTAGCAGAACGCATAATCGCATCAGGACCAAGTGCTAGTTCCTGTACATCTTGTGGTATGGCAATAGGTGCCTGGATAGACTTCTCTGCTGCTTGAATCTGTAAGACTGCAAAGCGAGCACGAGCAAGTTGTACTGATAGAACATCATCGAACTGACCGCGTGCTTCTCCGTCTAGGGATGAACGCATTGCAACGCGTGCCAGACACTTACCAATAGCGTTAGGTAAGTTCATTAAAACTAGATTATTACGATCTGGGACGTAGATTAGGTCCTGGTCCTTGTCGTGATAACGAATCATTGTTATGTAAGGAGAGGCAGAGGCATAAGCCCTATTGGTGATTATCTGGTCTCTGAACTCTGGATATTGCATTGATAGAGTTTCAGCATCAGTAGCAATCACTTGAGTGATTGATATACAACGACCAAAGCGGTCCATCTCAGGATAGACACCAAAAGGATTTAATAGACGGATACGAGGATTGTTTGTCTCATAATCCATCTCTACCATTGCTGGTAGTAAGCCGTAGGTGTTAAACCAGTCAGCTCCCTGATACATCTGTATCTGCAACTCTGAGCCTGATACGAAGTAATTTGCAATACGAGTTCTAGTATCAGCAGCCTTGCGTGCGCTATCTGAAACCATATTGGTAGCAGCGCAGTTAAAGGATGGCAGTGGTGCCATTACCTCTGCTAGGTCGCGTGCAGCTACATCTACGAAGTTAGCAACCAGAGGCTTTGGGTACTCCTCAGAGAACATAGCAGGATAAACCTTGCTTATATCTCCTTGGCGCACAGATAGCACGTCACGCATACGCTGATCACGCGCTGAGTACTTAGTCTGTAACCGTGATACCTTAGCAATAACCTCTTTGGTTGTAAGCATTTTTCCTTATCTATTCTTTACGCCGAACATACCGCCAATGCCTGCGCCGCCACTGCGAATTTTAATTATTTTTACATTGCCAGCAGCTCTAGCTGCAGCATTTTCTTTTTTAATTTTAATAGCATTGTCGGTCATATCAATACCTAGTTTTGCAGCGTTAGTTCTAATAGTAGAACTTTTATTATATTGTTTATT